CCCCGGCTTGCCGTGGCTGCCCGGCCTGACCTCGAGTCTGCAGCCTGAGCGGTGCTGCACGTGGTTTCTCGGCACCGCTCTGGAAGGACTGGATCGACACGATTCTGACCGCCCATGCCGAGCGCGGGTATACGCATTTCACCCTGGGGCTGTCGGACAACCTGAAAGGGCTGGGGTTGACGCTGGCCCAGTATGTCGATGTTTCGGCCTACGTCCGGTCATGGGGCTTCGATATTCACCATCAACTGGGCTCGAAAGACTTCGACCCAGCCGACCAGACGTGGGAGGGTTACTGGAAGGGCTACCTGACGCCGGCTATCCAACAACTCGCCGCCGTCGATGCAATTCAGCACGGTTCGATCTGGGAGGCGAACGCTTTCAATCTGCCTGGAGACCCGTTTCAAGAGATCCTAGTGGGCATTCGTGGGCTCTTGCCGAAGTCAGCTCATGAGTGGGTGCATTTCACGCCTGGCGTGACCTGGTGGGGCGCGGGCGGCGACATCGACAATCGCTTTACGTGGTGGGACAAGCAAAAAGGCGTGCTGGCGGGCTTGCTCTACCAGACGAACTGCTGGGCGTGGGACAACGGCGAACGGCAAGCGCGGATTCAAGACACGACGACGCGCGACCAGAACTTCATCGATGGGACGTTCAAGTTCGTGGCCTGGGAGAACGACGCGGCCTGCGGCTTTGACAATCCCCAGCCGGACGAAGTGAACCAAGCGGCCGATGACTATCTACTGCTCTGCACGCCGGGTGGGTGCGCCGTCTCAGGCTTCGGTGGCGGCTGTTGGCTGCCGGACGGCACACCGACCTTCACGGGCATCTTCTAGCCTGTGGGGGCGAGCGCGGGCGCTCGGCTTCATGCCGTCTCCTTCCGCTGCGCCCGCGCTGAGTTATTCACAACCGCCGCCACGGAAGAAGAAGCGCCAGAAGCTGATCGCGTTCAACTTTCGGCCAAGTCCATACAGTGATTGCTGCAGCACGACGTTATAGCGCTACTGCTCTTTCCATCCAGCGCGTGCGAGTGAGTTGATCGCGTCTCCTGCGGTGCTCATCTACGGTCCCTTCGGCGCGGGGGGCTGAGAAAGTTTGGATTGCCATTCGCTGCAGGTCTCGTATCGCATCACGCGCACCATGTAGAACCAGCAGACGCCATGGTGCCACGCGCGAGCCTTCCACCAATAACACCGATGACAGGTCATGCGAACAACATTCCTTGCGTGCGAAGTTCTTCGGCCGTCTGCAGATTCTTTACGGCCACGTCGAAGTAACCCGGTTTGAGTTCGATGCCGAGATAGCGCCGGCCCAACCGGATCGCTTCGTAGCCCTCGGAGCCGATCCCGCCGAATGGTGAGAGCACGAGATCGCCAGGATTGCTCCAGAGTCGGATGCACCGCTCGATTGTGCCGAGCTGCAGCGGGCAGATGTGGCGCTCGTCTTTCTCGTCCCTGGCGACGGCGACATTGAGCGTGTCCGATTCTCGGATGCCATACCAGATCGGCCGCGCCCACTCGATCCACTCGTCGTTACTCAACGCGGATGCTTCGGTGTCATGCGTCACCGGGACGGCATTGTCGCCGGGCTTGCGGAAGATCAGAATTGTGTCGGCGAGCGCCGGGCGACTCCACGTCGAATCCTTTCGCATCTGCACAAAGAGCAGTCCTTTGGAGTGCGTGCGGATGGCTTGCGCCTGCGGGTCTTTGTCGATGGTGACGCGGCCGTGATATGTCCAGCCCGCTTTGGTGTAAGCCGTGATGACCTTACCGGGGAAGTCAATCAGACCAATTACGCCGTGTGTCGCCAGTGTGCTCGTGACTTCTGCGACATGGACGCAGGTGTGTCGGCCAGGTTTAGTCACGCGGAAGACCTGCTCGATGACGAAGGCATAGTGCTCGAAAAACTCATCATCGGATGAGCAGTTGCCGAGGTCGCGCTCACTGGCTGTGTAGGTGTAGAGCGACATGAACGGCGGCGAGTAGATCGACAAATCGACGCTGTTCTCGGCCAATGCGCCCATGGCTTCGATGCAGTCGTCATTAACCATCGTCCAATCCTGGCGTTCCACTCGTCTCATGAGGCCAACTCCTCGCGCTCAAAGTCGCGCATGTGTTCGACCAATGCCGAGGACAACTCCAGCGCTGCGGCTTCCTTGCGCCGGACGTTCTCCACAACGACGCGCTCGGCTTCGCTGATGATGACGTGGGCTGTGACGGGATTCTGCTGGCCGAACCGCCAGCATCGGCGGATGGCTTGGTAATACTGCTCGTAGCTGTCTCCGAGGCCGACAAAGGCCGCCTGATGGCAATGCTGGAAGTTCATGCCATAGCCGAGGATTCGCACCTTGCTCACGAGCGACCGAATCGAGCCATCCGTGAACCCGCGCACGGCTTCGACTTTCTCTTCGTAATCATCGGAGCCGGAGACTTCAACAGCATCCGTCAGTCGCGCGATGGCTTCGCTTTCGGTATTCAGCCCGCACCAGAACAGCCATTGGCCGGGACGCACCGAGAGATCAGCAGCCGCGCCGACACGAGCATCAAGCGAGGCCCGTCGAGAGGCCAACCGACCTGAGAGTCCTTTCCCGCCCATTTCGGGAAAGAGCGAATCGCCAGTCGGGCCGTCCACGGGCAAGACGTGATCTTCGATGCGCAGCGCCGGTAACGTAAAGCCATCGTCGGGATAGCCCAGATCGGACGGCTTCCGAAACGCCATCGCCCACGATGCCAACCAGCGGTAAAACGGTTGCCTGGCATGGCCTTTCATGCGCCAGCCTTCATCGTCATGCACGAACCAAGTCGCCAAAAACTCGGCACGGGTCATCAGTCCGAGGAACTCGGCATGGTTCGCCAACTCGCTGATGTCGTTCGGGCTCGGCGTGGCCGTGCAACAGAGGCGATAGGGCACAGACTGGCAGGTTTCAATCAGTTTCGTGCGTGTCGCGCCGTCAAAGGCTTTCAGGATGCTGGATTCATCCAACACCACGGCGTCATACCCGGCCAGATCGAAGTCGTCTAACCGTTCGTAGTTTGTGATGACCAGCCGCGCCGAGATCGCCAGCGCTTCTTTCGTCGCGTAGCGCACGGTCACGCCGAGCTTGGCCGCTTCGCTGACGGTCTGTTCAGCCACGCAGAGCGGAGCGAGAATGAGCGTGCGGCACCCGAGCGCCTGCGCCCACGCGACTTGCATGAACGTCTTTCCCAGTCCGCAATCGGCAAAGATAGCCGCACGGCCTTTCTTGAGCGCCCAGCGGACAATCGACCGTTGCCAAGCGAACAGTTGCGACGGGAGATCAGCATCAGCGGCAAGGCCAAGCGGCGCGACGACTCGGCGCTTGCGTTCAAGAAAAGCGGCGTAACTCACAGCGCGCCAACACTACCGCATGTTGCCTTGTCTGTCAAATCGCGTTACAATCGGCGAGACCTATGGCTGACTCCAAGAATATCGCCGCGCAGATGATGGCGCAAAAACGCTGGGAAGGCGTGTCGAAATCAGACCGCCGTGCCCATGCACTTCGCATGGTCGCCGCGCGAAAGCCTCGAAAATCCTCCGTAAAACGGGCAGTTGACAAGTAACTAGCGCAAGTTGTAGAGTCGGCGTATGACTTGGCTCTGGTCCGATCTGCAAGTGACGTTTGGCGTGCTGGCGCTCATCGAAGCCGCCGTGGTCTGTCTCTACGTCCTGAAACCGAAGGAGCGCAGCCGATGAAACCCCTACGCGATATGAGCGTTGACGAGTTGGACGAGTTGTATCGCACGACTCAACTCGCCATCATCAGTATGGGCCAATCTCAAGTCGGCTCAGTCTCTCGCTACACGCAGCTCTCTTCGGCTCAACTGCTCGCGGACGTCGATAGCGAAATCGTGCGCCGTATTCAGGAGAAACGCTAATGCCTTACCGTCATGTCGGCCCCTTCTCCGAGACAGACCCGAACCTGATCGAGGACTTCGGCTCCTGCTCTGAACCCTTCGACCGCACGTGCGAATCGTGCGAGCACATTCTGGCCGACGACGAACCGGGGCCGCTGTGCGAGAACTGCAAAGAGAACCTCGCTGATGGCGACGGCGACCGCGGCAATGCGTGGGACGGCGGCTTCGCGGAGAACCACTAATGCGCTGCCTCATCTGCAAAACTAGCTTCTACGCGCAAGGCTGGTCCGCGCCCGCTGAGGACTGTGACTGCGGCGCGAACTTCGATGAGGAGCAGTGGCGCGACGAAGGCGGCGACGAACGCCGTGCGATGTTGACACGCCGCTGGCAGACGATTCAAGACCACGCCGACGATCCTAACTGGGAAGCGCCAACGGAGGACGAAGCATGAGATCGATTATTGTGACCGACTACGGTGTTACGGTCGCGGGCTACGGCGGTGAGCCCTGTCTGCGCCTTTCTTGGGATCTCCCGCTCACGATGGTGATTGAAGTCTGCAAGGACTCGCAGACGACAGAGAACATCACCTTGGCGGACTTGAAGGCGTTTTTGGCCCAGCGCGAAGTCGATGCAGTGAACGTTGGCAGATTTGCATGTCTTGGCGCGAGAGAGCAGGTGCGCTAATGCCGCACGCCCATCACGGCCACGTCTGCGTCGTCTGCGACGAAACGGTCATGCTTTGCACCTATGAAGACTGCTGGGTGCCTGATGACTGGTGCTGTCTCCGCTGCGAAGCCATCATCCGAGACGAATACTTCCAAGCGGCTGAACTCGAACTCACTCAACCTGCGACGACTCACAAGGAGACGACTCATGAACATCAATCAAGCATTTCCGAGTAAATACCTGAAGGCTTCCGACGCTGAAGACGGCGACCTGCTGCTCACGATTGCGCGCGTCAAGATGGAGACGATCGGCCAAGGCGCGAAGGCTGAACAAAAACCCGTGGTCTACTTCAGCGAAGTCGAGAAAGGCATGGTCTTGAACAAGACCAACGCCAAGATGATCGGCTCGATCGCGAAGTCCGACGACACCGACGACTGGACCGGCGTCAAGGTGCGCGTGATTGCGACCGAGGTCGAGTTTCAGGGCGACTTGGTGATGTCGCTGCGCGTGCGGACGCCACAGAAGGCCAAGGGCTCAACGGCTCGAGAATCGGCCGAAGCGCCGCCAGTCGATCTGACCGAAGACCAAATCCCGTTCTAGCCATGAAGCTGTCCTCACGGGCGCTGATCCTTGACTTGTCCACGGCTCCGCTGCCGAACGCGGCGGAGTTCGTGGACGTGGACAGCATCAAAGCGCCCAAGAACTACGTGGATCCCGGCAAGATCGAGGCTTACAAAGCCGAGGCACTCGCGGAAAAGCTGGCCAGCGCCGCGCTGGACTTCGACCTGTCGCGCATTACTGGCGTGGGCGTGTTGTCGGTCGAAACCGGCGAGATGCGAATCGACCTGTGCAAGACAGAGGACGACGAACGCGCGGCGATTGAAGCCTTCGCGCTTCAGTTTCGAGACCGAACGCTCATCAGCTACAACGGCAAGACGTTTGACTGGCCGCTCCTCATGAGACGAGCGCGGTATCTTGGCATCCGTCCGGTGCCGTTCATCAGCACCGACCGCTACAAGTCGTCCAATCATGATCTGCTAGAGATCCTGTCAGATCGTGACCCATCTCGAAGGCGCTCTCTGGGGTTCTACGCGCGCCGCCTAGGCTGGTCTGACCTGTCGAAGCCACTCTCGGGCGCGGAAGAGGCTCAAGTGCCGTCTACGGGGCTGTGGGAGGCTCTGAAGGGCAGTCTGGAGCATGACGTGACCGCCTGCTACCGCCTGGCGCAGTGGTTAGGAGTTGTGCCGAAGGCTGAGATGTCCGATGACGATTAAGCCGCTGACGAAGCCACTGAAAGGCTCTGCGCTCCTGCAGCGTCGCATCAACCGGAAAGCGGTTGTTGCTGCCGAGCAGAAGGAAATGCGGGCCGCGCTCACCCGTGACGGCCATAAATGCCGGTTCCCTCGCTGCGACGTGCGCGATTTGCCGATCGATCCTTGTCACTTGCAGCATCGCGGCATGGGCGGGAATCCCAAGGGCGACCGCACCGAACGAAAGACGGTCATCGCGCTTTGCCGGATTCACCATGGGTTGTATGACCGAGGCGAGCTCGACATCGAGCCGTTGACGCCAGACGTCTTCGACGGCCCGTGCGACTGGTATGTCTACGCGATTCTGAATGAGCCAAAGCGTCGCATTCATTGGGCCACGGAAAGCCGCATCGGCATTAGCGAAACGAGAGGCGTATGAGCGACGAGCATATTAATCCGATCTCCACCTTAGACGCGGCAATGGCTTTGTGCAATGACTCTGGCGGACCCGCGTTTCCATTGAAGCGTGAGAACTCGGACGGCTCAGTCGTTCATTGCCGGGGCATGTCGCTCCGCGACTATTTCGCGGCGGCAGCCTTAGCAGCGTTCTCCGACCGAATGCACGAAGCGGCGAACGTCGTCTCGACGCAAGACAAGCCGAAGCCAGTGTGGATGGCCGAAGC